GGTGTAACGTCCTCTGGAGGCGATACAATCGAGTCTGTGGAGTCTATTCGTAGGTATGCACCAAGGATCTATGCATCGCAAAATAGAGCATTAACAGCCAGTGATTACGAAACACTAATACCAGCAAGAATTTATCCAGAAACAGAATCAATCTCAGTATTTGGTGGTGAAGAGTTAATTCCACCACAATATGGAAAGGTGTTTATTAGTATCAAACCAAGAACTGGTGATTTCTTACCTAACTTAATTAAACAAAATATTAAAAATAAATTAAAGAAATTTGCTGTTGCTGGAATTGTTCCAGAAATACTTGATCTTAAGTATCTTTACATTGAAGTCGATTCTAAGGTATATTACAATACCAATATGGCACCATCTCCTGAATTAGTATCATCAACGATACAGAATAATGCTAATAAGTACGCAGAATCAACTGAACTTAATAAGTATGGTGCAAGATTCAAATACAGTAAGTTTTTGAAAGTTGTTGACGATAGTCACGAATCAGTTACTTCAAATATTACCACTCTCCGTATGAGAAGAGATTTGAGAGTTGTTCTTAATGGATTTGCAGAATATCAAATTGGTTTTGGTAATAAGTTCCAAGTAAAAGATCCTGATGGATTTAATATCAAAACTTCTGCATTTAGAATTGATGGAATTTCTCAAGACGTTTACTTAGGTGATCTTCCAAGACCTGATAGAGAGACAGGAACTCTTTTCTTCTTTAGTCTCCCCGCAGTTGGATCACAGACTCCAACAATTGTTAGGAGAAATGTTGGTTTCATTGATTACATAAATGGTGTTATTACAATCAATCCTGTAAACATTCAGGGTGGTATGATAAAGGATGGGCAAACAATTATTGAGATTGAAGCAACTCCCAGTTCAAATGATGTGATCGGATTACAGGATCTTTATTTGCAACTAGATATAAGTAACAGTAATTTTGAAACTGTTGTGGATGAAATTTCTTCGGGATTAGATCCTGCAGGATCAAACTATATTGTAACTTCGAGTTATCCAAACGGCAATCTTGTAAGAGATGGTGGTAGAGGATCTATCGTTAGAACTTCTACTCCAACTACATCAAGTGCTAGACCGTCTGCTACAACTACATCTACTACCACAACAACATCTGTACCTACAACAACTGTCAGCACTTCTGGATCATCAACAGGTGGATCTGGATCGGGCGGCGGAAGCGGTTACTAATCAAATAAGATAAAATGTCAGAGAAAAGAATTCAGATCAACTCCGTTGTAAAAAACCAAGTTCCTCAGTATGTAAAAGAGGACTTCCCTTTAGTAACCGAATTTTTAAAACAATATTATATTGCACAAGAATTTCAAGGAGCTCCCCTTGATTTACTTCAAAATATTGATAAGTATGTAAAAATTGATGAAACAACAAACTTGTCTTCATCTGTAGGATTAAGCACTGTTCTTAATTCATATGAAAATGTAATTAGTATTGATCTGTCAAAAAATCCTGCTGGCACTGATGGATTCCCTGATTCATACGGTCTCCTAAAGATCAATGATGAAATCATCACTTACACGGGAAAAACAAAATCATCTTTTACTGGTTGTATAAGAGGGTTTAGTGGAATCACCTCATATTCATCACCATCCAATCCAGAAGAATTAGTTTTTGATACCAGTGTTGGTGTTGCTCATACTTTTGGATCAAGAGTTGAAAATTTATCAAATTTATTTTTAAAAGAGTTTTTACACAAAACAAAAACTCAAATTTTACCAGGATTAGAAGATCGTGAGTTAAATGATAATTTAAATCAAAACGTTTTCCTTAAAAATTCAAAAGACTTTTATTTAAGTAAGGGAACCGATAGATCATATGAAATTTTATTTAAAGCACTTTATAATGATAATGTAAAAATCGTAAAACCGGGTGAATTTTTATTCACACCGTCAAATGCACAGTATAATGTCACAAACGATCTAGTTGTAGAACCAATTAATGGTGATCCTGTCAATCTTGAATTGATGACACTCTTCCAGGATGCATATAATGATCAAGAGCGAGCATATGCTCCTATTTCAAACGTAGAAACAATAATTACTGGAACTGGCCAGACTTTTTATAGATTAAGTGTGGATGCTGGATCCAATAAAGACATTAGAGTTGATGGATCAATTTACGGCGCTTTTGGAGTTCAACCAAAAACAAGAGTTATTGGAAATGTTGGAATTGGTCTGACTGTCATTGATGTTGATTCGACGGTTGGGTTCGCGACAAATGGAACATTGTTTGTCAACTTTAATGATCAGTCTACGGGAATTGTTTCATATACTTCAAAGTCAAGCACTCAATTTTTTGGCGTAACAGGAGTTGGTAAGACAATTTTAGACTCTGCTATTGTTGGAGTTAATACCTTTGCTTATGGAAGATCAAAAAATAATTTTGATGAAACTATTGAAGTAAGAATTAACAATGTCATTGCTGACTGTGAGCATCCAAATACCTATCAGCAAGGAGTTAATGACAAAATTGTTATTAAAACACTTGGTATTGGAAATACCACATTTAAGTACAGAAATTGGTATTACAATAATGCTGCCTCATACAATGTGGCATCATTTACTTTAATCGATGCATCTGATAATACCTATCGCCTTTATTTTGATAAAGATCATTATTTTAAAGTAGGTGATAGATTAACTTTGAATGGAAATACTTCTGGTGATAAACCACTGTCCACTGTCACTAAAATTATTACTGAAAGATCTGTCCTAGTAAAAGGACAAGGAAATCTTAGTGTCACAGAAAGTTTTATTGCTAAACGTTCTCTTTTAAAGGCAGAGTCTAATAATTTTCCAGGTGCCGCAGTATATTCTGCAAACGTGCAAAATTTATATAAGAAAAAATATGAAGATGATATAATTGTTGCATCATCTTCTATCCCATTTTATAATGCAAACTCACTCAATGCAACATCAAGGTCTGTAGAATTCTCTGGAACATTTGTTGGAAGTGAATTTGAAATCATCCTTACAGGAGATCACGGTTTTTACACTGGAGATGCCTTATACTATACTCCAGAAAAAGTAGATCAAACAACTGTTAATAGACAAACTGGTATATCTACAACCAAGACAGTTCTTGGCACAAAACTTTTTAATGGAGATGATGGTGGGGAAGGATTATATTTTGTAGAGAGAGTAACTCCAAGAAAAATAAAATTAGCAAAGAGTAGAACCGAACTTTATAATCAAAATTATATTTCTCTTACAGATTCTACCACGGTTTCAAATAACAAATTTGACTTGTATGATTTTAGAAATAGAACTCTTGAAACACAAAAACTCTATAGAAAACTTTTAGAACCAGTAGCAGCAGACACCCGTAATGTTACTAATCCGGGTTTAACTGGTATCTTAATAAATGGAGTTGAAA